ACAGCTGTTTAACAGGGAACCGGCTTGTGCCTGTTCGCTCGTAGATGTTGGTTTTTCCATACATACTTGCGACAAAGGCGTGAGGGAATGTTCCTCCGCCTCCTTTTTTAACAGACACAGAAATGCCACCGGTTTTTGAAATCCTTGTCGTGTACTCCAGCAAGTCAATCACGCTCCCTGCGTAGCTCAGCGACAGAGAGGCGATCCCGCCGGAGCCGCCAGACACCTTCGTTTTTTGCGTAACATGGGACATAAATTGCGACTTGGACAGCGTATATCGTGCAGCCACGAACTGACCTGATTTGGTGTTCGCTTTCTGGCCAGCACGCTTCAAGGCGTTGTATCCAGCCTTGACGGCACCACCTGGAATCCCGGCAAGAACCTTGTTCAGTCGATCAAGTCGCTGAGAACCAACCTCTTCAACTGTGATGTAACTCATTCGTCCACAGCCTCCAATTCGATTCTCAGCATTCCAAGCTCACAGCAGGATTGAGCGATGTAGAACTCTCTGAAATATCCGTCAGCTTCGGAAATCTTGATCCGCATCCCACGTTCTGGGGTCTGTCCTCCAAGATCATCATACGAGACATGGAGGACAGAAGTAACCAAGTAAAGTCCTTGTGCATGGTCGGAGCTGGATGCGTTTCTGTCTTTCTCTTTCAGTCCTGACGTTACAACAGGGACATTTTCATAGGTCACTCCGTCGTAGATAATCGTCCGAGATTCACCGTACTGGTCAAGGTTCAGGAAAACGTCTTTCACATCTCGCTGTACCATGTCCATAAAGCTGCTCATACGATCACATCCCCGATTGTGGTCAAGTCAGGCGCACGCTCAGCTTCAATCGCCTCGATCAAAGCCTGCTTGCTTCTGAGGTTCCCTGTTTTAATTCCCATGTCGGATGCCAAGGATTTCAGCTGAGTATATGTCATGTCCTCTAACACGGCCTCTTCCTCGGGTGCCTCAGCGCCCTCAGAGCCGTTTTTATCTTCCGGCGTGTAGTTTGTGGTGGAAGAGGTGCAAGAGGCCTCTACGGAAGCCTGCTCGTCTGGTGCGACCATTTCAACGGCCTTGTTCGCATATTGTGCGACTCCAATGGACACTAACCGTGCTTCTTCGTCCGGAGAGAGGGAAATTGGCCCGTCTTTTCGACTGAGGAGCTTGGGGCTGTAAACCCCGCTCGTAATGATAATCATGCTGTGCTCCTTTCTCGATTTATCAGCCCAGTGCGTTCTTCAGAACGCTCCAAGGAGATGCGTTGTTGGGACCCATCAGAGGACGGCAGGTCACAGACACCTGCTTGGTGTCGTGCTTCTCGTCCACAATATACTTAGGCACACGGGTAGATGCGTATGTGTGATACTCCCGATCAGGCTCGACCTGGGACACAGCACCATACAGACCACGACCTGCGCCGGGTGCAGTGACGATAGCAGAGCCGGAGGGAATGTAGTCAGAGCTGGCTCCATCTTCGCTCTCATACTGACCGTCAGAGATCAGGATGTTGAGCTTTCTGCCGCCGAATACGAAAGCACCCAGGTTGGTGACATAGGGAGTCAGCTCGGTGGGAGCGATGTTGCCCAGATCAGCACGGCGGTTGTCCAGCATCCGCAGAATCCAGCTGTCGCTCAGAAGAAAGTCGCCCACATCCTGTGCGACAATCAGATCAGTAGCGGGCAGGCCTCTCTTGGTCAGCATCTTTGCCATTGCTCTGATATCCTCGTAAAAAGAGCCAACACCGGCATCGGTAGAATGAGTCCATGCACCGGCGTGAGTATACTGTGCTGGATTGTCGGCACCATCATAGAAATGAGCCTCCACGACTTCGGAAACGCCCTCCTTATCGGTTCGGTGCTCCAGGGTAATGCCGTTGTCAAGCATGGTCTTGCATGCCATATACTCCTCAGTGCGGGAGATTCTTGCAGACAGCTCGTGCAGATCCTCCAGTAGCATAGCCTTGGAACGATCCTCCGGGGTCTTGTCGCTCATCAAGCTTTCGCCAAAACCACGGTTCTTCAGGTCATCCAGCGTCAGGGTGCGAGACACGCTGATATTTGCGGGATTCAGCTCATAGGTGGAGTAGCCAGAGCGACCAACAGGCACAGGGCCGATGCGAGGCACGACAAAGGGAGCCATCTTCTGGTCACCGGACTTGTAATCGGCGATTACCTTGGCGGTGCCGAAAATGTCCATGTTCTGGTTGGTAGGGAAATAACGGTTCTTGAAGAACGTATGCTCAGGCGGCATTTCGACCAGCGCAGAGAGCATATAATAAGTGCTGTAAATGTCCATTATGTAACCTCCTTAATCCACCATGTCGGTCAGGAAGATGCCACCGTTACGCAGGGCCTCTTCGTCATCGGTAGTCATGGTGTAGCCAGTGGCGCAGATCAGAGCCTTGCGGTTGAAGTGGCCGGTTTTATAAACAATGGCCGTGGTGGCTGCATTGGTGGAATCCACATCCTCAGCCACAATGCAGTTGGCTTTGCCGGTGTTCGCAGTTGCCAGGACAGCGTAGCCGTCACTGGTCAGTGCCAGCACAGTGCCACGAGAAGCCACGATGCCCTTAGGCAGCGTAATGCCAAAGGCTTCTGCAGCAGGGTAGGGCTTAGCGATCAAATTATCAGGGATCACGCTGCCCAGCTTTTTAACGAGAGTGCTCATGGGTTACTTTCCCTCCTTCTTCATAAACTTGGCCACATCGGCCTTGGCCTGTGCGGAAATCGCCTCGGGGCTGTCTTCGCCCGGGTCTTCCTCACCAGCGGGTGCAGCTTCGACGTCCTCGGTTCCGGATGCTGCGTTATCCTTGTCAAGGTCGGCAAGGAAACTGCGACCTTTTCCGGCTGCCTGAACAGCTGCACGATAGGCCAATTCCTGTGCGGTGCAGGTCTGATCTCCGTATTTCGCAGCCTGCACCAGCTCATCGCTGTACAGTCCGGCAATAGCGTCAATTTCCTGCAAACGGGTCTGCTCTATCTGGACGGCATTTGCAGACGCATTGGATCTTGCTTCTGCCTCAAGCTGAGCAGTCAGCTCCGGGTATTCTGCTCGGAGCTCTTCAATAGTGCTTGCCATGACAGTTCTACCTCCTTCTTCATGGCTGCCGGTGGTGTCCGGCTGGTCGTTATTTGCAGCCGAAGCCTTGGCTCCGGGTTCTGCTGTGGGGATTGTGTCCGGCGCAAACAGTCCAGGACACAGGTGCATTTCACGCCCCCGGCAGTAAAGTGTTCTGCCGTCAGCGGATGCGGAAATGTTTAAATCCTCTGCATCTTCAATCAGCTCATCCGCAAAACCTTTTTCTACGGCCTCTCGCCCGGTCATGTAAGTTGTGTCGCTCATCATATGGAGCAATACAGTTTCGGACAGACCAGTTTTTCGCTGATAGATAGATACCTGCATCTTGTCATAAGCATCACTTTGCGTGGCAGCTTCACGAAGTTCGTCAGCGTTGTAGCCGCCGAACAGGAACGCCCATGCCTTATGGACCATAACCAGGCTGGATGGATTCACCTTCACTGTGTCGCAAGCGCACATGATGAGCGATCCTCCGCTCATGGCTACGCCATCCACAATGCAGGTCAATTTTGTGCCATTTCTTGAAAGCTCCCGCAGTCGGTTGTGAATGGTTCCAGACACAACTGCGTCTCCGCCGTAGCTGTTCATGCGGATGGTCACATCTGTGCAGCTTGAAATTTTATCCAGGTCAGCCATGAACTGATCCAGTGTGATAAAATCACCTGCGATTGGGTTTCCGTCCCAGTCGGTGGGACGACTTTCATAAATGTCACCGTACATGATCAGTTCGGCGGACTTCTCATCCTCCGATGCCAGTGCATAGACGGCATTTCTGATGTTAAGTTTCGGCATCTTCATCCTCCTCGTCTTCTTCATCTGTTGACGGAGAAACGTCAGCCGGGACACAGCCGGCAGCCCTCAGAAGTTCATTTTCATGTGCCAACTGTTCCACGTTTGCCTCCCAATCGCCGCCGCTCATTTCTCGTGTCACCTGTTCATGGGTTTTGATCCCGTGAGAAATTAGTATCGCAGCGGCTTCTGCTTCTTTCTTCGGATCCAGCTGTCCTTGGGTGGGGCCAATCCATCGGGCGCCGCACCAGGCGGCACGGATCAAGGGGTCATCCCAAAACCCCGGAGCCTTAATTCTCCCTCTTGCGACAGCCTCGGCGATCCATGCTTCATAGACTGGCTGACAGAAGTCGTCGATGAACCAGGTTCTCTTCATCTTGAAAGCTTCCCAGGCTTCGAGAAGCGCACCACGACTGGATGAATAGGAGCTATTGAATTCTTTCAGCAGGACATCATATGGAAGTTCCAGCCCAGCACCGGTTTGCTTCTGGATTGCCTTGGTGAAGGTCTCAAATCCGGCGGTTGGAATGTTGGGATTGCCGAACTTGATGTCCTCTCCGTCAGCCAGGTGTGTCACCATGCCGGGACCCATCTCATACTCGTTGTCACTGTGCGAAAGGTTTTCTTCCAGCGGATTGGCACCAGGAACCCCTGCAATATCTCCTGCTCCCACCTCGTTCAACGGGTTTTCGCTCTGGTCTGTGCCTGTGGTGATCCACGCAGTGAAATAAGACTGGATCAGAGCGGCCACCAACTCCGACTCTGTGTATCTCCTCAGCTGCAGAAGAGGTTCAATCACAGGTGCTAGGTACGGAACTCCACGGTACTGATCGGGCCGCTCGCTGTTCATGATGTGCAAGACATTAGGGAGGCCGGTGTTTCTCCCCACTGCTTCGATCCTTGCCCACTTTGTCTCTGTTGAGGTTGTCTGGAAGGGATAAGTGTTGCGGATCCAGTACGCAACCACCTTGCCGGTGGCATCGACTTCCACGCCATCATAGATCTTGTTCCCATTTTCGCCGTTCTTGCCCTCTGTAGTACTTCCTAACCCACCGTAAAGATCGGGGGTGCTGATCCGGTCAGCCTCAATGAGGTGCAGGCGCAGGGAATAGGGGTTTAAGGCAGTGGGCTTTTCCCGTTTGAAGAGCACAAACACATCACCGGATTGCAGCTTTGACAGGAGAGCCAGCTGTTGAAGTCCGGCAAAGTTGTTTAGCCCCAGAGAATCACAGTTCTGCGCTTTGGATGCCCAAAGAGCAAATTCGTTCTCGGTTTTGACCTGCCACTCCTTTGCCTGGTCGGCACTCAGACCAAGCACCTCACGGTTAATGCTGGATTTGAGTGTTAGTCCAACGCCGATGATCTTAGTCCGATTGGTGTTGACTGCCGATGTGGCAACTGGCGAGGACATATACAACATTCTGGATCGCTGTCTTAACGTCCGACTGTTGTCGTTAATATCTTCGTTAGGCGATCCGCTGTTGGGAATGAAGCCTTTTAAAGCTCGCCGACTGTGGGATGCACCAGCTTCGCTGTAGCCTTTCGCCTGAACTCGGCCTCGTTTCTTAGCCATCGTTTTCGCCTCCTTGGTTATAAAAATGGGAGGGTATCCGGTGAAAGGAGCAAACTCCGGAAACCCTCCCGTGATATTCACGCTCAGTTGAGCGAAATATCCAATATTGAATTTCTCAAGCAAATCTTGAGAATCACCAGTCTCTCGGAACCACACCAAACACTTTCCTCGGTTTTGCTCCGTTCAACTGAGCAGTCATTGAGTCTACCTCAGCTTCCATCGACTGGATTTCTTCGTATAGATCCGGCAGAGATTGGTAGGTCAGCTGTCGGTCATCCACCATATAGCTCTTCACTCTGCCGCTGACAAGAGCCTCATATGCTTCGTACAGCTTCTCAAGAGATCGCTGGCGGAAGGCCAGCCGCTTTTCTAACACCTTCGTGTTTGCCATTGTTCACACCTCACCAATCGTCATAGAGTTTTCGCACGGGTTGCTTAGTCCTGCTCTGTGCGCTCCGCTGCGGGAGCGGAATGGGTACTGTGGGCTGTTGTCTGCCGCCAGGCGGCTCTTTGCCACGGGCAGCGAGTAGACGCCGCTCCACCTCGTCCAAGTTGACAGGGAGCGCTTTGAAAGCTGCCATCGCATAGTTTCTACAGTCTAAAGCCTCGTTCCGCTCGTGACCTGGGATTTTCTCCCACGCCCACGGCTGTTTTCTGTCCTCGTGGTAAACCAGATGCTCGGAGAGCAGACCATGAAAGAATGCGGCTCCGTAGTCATCTCGCTTGGGGAAATGGCAGTATTTAATTCCTGGTGTCTGCACAGATAGGTTGTCCATAATGATTTGCTTTCCGGCGTCAACGCCAATCTGATACTGCCAACAGTAGCTGATGGCAGTGCTGTCGCTCAATGTAATTTTCTGCTTTTTAGGAGGCGCAGTGAACGGAATGTCCGGCCCGCCTCGTCCTTTGATGCAGAACACTTTCTTCCCAATACGTTCCCGGCATCTCCGCCGAACTTCCATGGTGAAGTGTCCGCCCTCATCCACGAAACTTATGGACATTCGCAGCCCCAAGCCGTCTTTGAAGTGAAGAACACGGTCAAAGACCATTTCGTCCAGCTTTTCCCAAGTCTCATCGTCATCCGGTCTACCCATCACGATGCCTTTTTCGATTCCCCATGTTTCCCCAAAATGACCATGGCCCACGATCTCATATTCCATGCGGTTATCCTGGGTGTCGACGCCGGCGGTCAATACGAGAACGCCATTTGGCAGTTCTGCGTCATATCCTTCACGCCGTGCCATTAACCCGTCCTCGTCCTGGATGTCTCCACGATCTTCCCATAATTCACCGAAGCAGGTGTTGTAGACCACTTGCATTTTCCTGGTCGATCCAATGGCGTTCAGGTACTTCAGGGCAATGTCTGACCACGTTGCCCAGGAGGAAACAAACGCATTTAGCCAGAATG